ACCATATGCTCATAACCCCACCAAGAATGGTAGATCCAAGCATTGTTATCATTTCAAAAGGCATTGTATACTCCTATATTATATTATTATAGCACCTAGGACAAAACCTGCAACTGCACAGATGACGCAGTGACTGTGTTTTTCCCATAATTCTTTTATCATTTCTTTCATAATTGTTCTCCTTTAATAGAATAATCCTATTAATGTTATTATTGTTGCACTTAAACCACCAAGTATAGCATATAATAATTTATCTACTTTACTGTGCAGTTTATCTAGATCATCATGCATGTGTTTAAGATGATTATTTTTTATTGTACTAACCTCTCTTCTCAACCCTGTTATATATCCATATATAGATATAAGATGTTCACTGGTTGTTTTAGGTTGCTTAGCCATTAATTTTTACCGAAAAAGAAATTACTAAATAATTCATTTCTTCTAGTTAAAGGTTTTTCCTCACCCTTACTATCAGTAAATTTTCTTTCATATTCTTTTTTCATAACATCTATATTATTTTCTAATACACCCTTTGTAAAATTAGGAAATACACCTGGGGCATCACCTACATTAAACTCTATATCAAGTAGCATTTGTTTTCTTTTTGGGTCTAAATTTGTGTATGCTTTACCTAATTTGTTAATTAGCAATTGATTTCTTTTTTCTAAATCTCTAAGTAATATATCATCAGCTTGTTCTTTAGTTAAAGTATCTAATTTATAACCATATACCTCACCTATTGCATCCTCTGTTTCTGTTAATTTATGACCGTAACCTACAGTATCTAAACCACCCTCTCCAGATTTATGTCTTAATTTCATACCTGTTTTTAATAATGCTTCATTTTCTGCAGTTTTTATATAATTTAAAAACTCTTTATCAAATAAAGAATTTTCTTGAATCATACTATTTGTTTGATCTGCTATACTCATAATTATTATTATTAATAAAATTTTAATTATCAAATTTATTTTTTCTTGCTGGATTTTTCTTTATAGAATCTTCTATATCGCCAAATATAAACTGAAATAAAGTTCCTTTTATTACACCTAATTCTTTAACTTTATCTGTATATGTTTCATCTAATATAAAATCTATTTCCATATCAGCTAAACTTTCTATAGTTGCTTGTAGCAATTGATTTTCATAACCAATTAATAAATCTATTTGCTCTCTTTTAATATCTGGATCTCCAGGTAATGCTGCAATTTTATTTCTTTCTTCTCTAGATTTTCTTAATCTTGACTCTACTTCTTTTAATATTGGAGATAGTTTAGAAAATACTAAAACTTCTTCTTCAACACCCGCAGGAATACCTTCATCAATTTTTTCTAGCACTCTTAAACCTAAACCTATGATAGATGTTTCATTTCTTTTTTCTAAATCCATTTGAGTGAAGTCAACTTGTTTTAGTTTTTTAGCTCTCTGAATTAACTTTTGCCAGTCTTTGTGATACTGTGAATTTTTTATTGGTCCAGCTACTTTAAATCTTCTAGTTACAATACTTATTGCATTTTCAAAACTAGATAAGTCTGCCTCATCTTCTCTTTTAGTTGGTCTAGATTTAAACCCACCTTTTTCAGGTGCTTTCTTTTCTAACACATTACTTAGTATATCTACTGGATATTGTGCTAAACCTGTAAGATAAGCACCTAGTATATAATCCATAGTTATAGGACTCATGGTTGGTTTAAGTGATCCTTCTTTACTACGTGCAACAAAATTAAATATGTTACTTGCACCATTAGCCATTTCTACTGCAATTTTTCTAGTTGATGGTCTAACTTGTAACTCATTTAATTTTCTCATTTCATACATACCAATTACGGGTGCACCAGAATAAAAATTTTTATTGAACATCATTTCAATAAAAGGTCTAACCCCTGATGGTATTGGCATACCTGGTGTAATTAAAGAAAATGATTCAGCTACGTATTTTGCCGTAACACCATCACTTTTTTTATACATTCCATCTAATAAACCTACACCAAGATTTGCAAAAAATCCTAAATCATATGGTTTTGGTATTGCGTAGAATGGTAAGTCTTTATCTAAAACTCTTTCACCCTGTTCATTAGTTGTATAGTTAGGTATTAAATAGTTTAATTGTTTAACTTGATCAGGTACTTGTGCAAATTCTTTATGCCTACCATTGATATGATATAAAGCTATCTCTGGGGCTACAATAGTTGCAGCAACTAATGCTGCTGCCCTTTTAGGTTGTTCAAAAAATACTCTACTAGTTCTATATAAACCTTGAATACTAGCATTAAAGAACATAGTATTTCTACTAATTGCATTCATAGTAACACTAGATCCTCTCATACCAAAATCTGTAGATACTTCTCTACCAGCAAATGAAGCACCTATATCACTAAATCCTGCAGCTTTAGCTAATTGATATTCACCCATACGGGTTCCATACTCAGCAGCTTGAACTAATCTTTTGTATTGATTAGCACCAAATCCTGCTGGTCTTAAAAACAATCTTGCTAAACTATTTTTATAGTAATCAGTTGTTGATTTAAGCACACCTAATTTACTACCATTATCTACTAATGCTTTTATATTACGAGGTGTTTGATCAACAGCTTGAGTTCTAGAAGAGTATCCTAACCCATCTAGTAATGCTTTTTTGTATTGATGTGTTTGTCTAAAAGATGATACTAAACCTTTAACACTTGTAAATCCTGGAACAAATCCAACTTTTCCTGGTAATGCAGAACTACCTATACCAAATGCAGAGTTTATAGTTCCTGCTAAAGTATCTCTAATTATGTTAAATGCTACAAATGGTGGTGAATATGTAATTGCTGCTGAAGCAAATCTTGCATATCTAGAGAATATACCATTGTCTCCAAACATATTTAATATTCTATCTGCACCAGCATCACCTAATCCTTTAAATGCTTCTGCTAATCCAGGATCTTTTATTTCATAAATTTCAGATTTACCATTTCTGTAAACTATATCTGCAATATCTGAAGCTGCGTCATCACTTTTTCTAAATGTATTTGAAAAAGTTAATACATCTAAACTATTTATATTATCTAATTGATTTTTTCTTTTTGCACCAACTTTAGGTATAATATCTCTGTCTGGGTCAAACTTTGCACCTGCTTTTGTGTATGCAGCTTTAACTCTTTCTATTGGTATATTTTCAAACTGCGCTCTTTGATTAGCAGTTACTAAAGAAACAACACTACCCTTTTCAATTTTACCTAACTTTTCAGCTTTATTAATCATATCATAAAAAGCTATCTTAGCTCTGTTTCTATCACCAGCTAATACAGTTTGATATGTATAGTTTACTAAATTTTTATAAAGGTCAATGTCACCTTCTTGTTTTTGTTTAGCTAATTTTACAGCACCTGGTCTAGCTAAACCTAAAAGTTTTTGAGTTTGTTGTTTTGTTTTATCTATAATACCTACACTTTTTTTTGCGGTATCTCTAGTTAAGGGTATAAAGAATGGGTTTTCTCTTAGTATAGCCTTAGCATCATCAGCAGATAATAGTCCAGACTTAACTTGATAGTCTAATAATTCATCTGTAAATGTTTTAAATTTTTGTAAAGATCCAGTAAAGTTAGATTGTCTAGTTAAAGTTTTACCATATTTTTTTCTGTAGGCTACTTTATCTAACTCTGCAAAATCAATTAATTCTTGTCTAGTTGCTTTATCAAAAGGTAAAGTTTTATCTAGATTAGGTTTTCTTTTAGCAATTGCTTGCATTCTTTTAGATGCAACATATCCTAAAAATTCATTTACTTCATTTTTTTTATCAAAAGGTAATAATATTTTATGTAATCCCTCACTCTTACCTTTAATATAACTAGCCATTCTAACGTTTGCATCTGGTGGTAAATACACACCATCTGTTAAAAATGACTGTGCTCTAGTGCCTGAAGCAGCTAGCATTCTTAATTGAAAGTAAGGCTCTAGTATAGGGTCTGTTTTAAATTTATTAGATTTGTATAATTTTTTTAAAGATGCTACATCACCTTTTACACCAGTAAGTTCTTCTTGTAATACTTTTACAAAATCCCACTGGTCTGCTAAATTAGTTCTAACTTTACTAGCAGTTCTAGTTCCAAATTTTATTTCTACATTACCATCAGCTTGATTAGTATTATCAGGTAATTTTTTAGAAAAATCTTTTAGTTTATCTGTTGGTAATTTTGTATTCTTTGCTAACTTTAAATTAGCAATTTTAGTTGCTGCAAAACCAATACCTGCAGGTACAAAAAATCCTAAACCTGCTGCAGTTAAAGCAACAGTACCTGTTCTTTTAGGATCTAAAGTTTCTCTTAAATCTAATTCTTTTTCTACTAATTGGTTTGCTATATCAATAGATCCAATC